TTTATCAGTTGAATCGAACCAAAGGTCTCCAATAGTTGCTACTGAACTGCTAGGGGCAGTAGCACTAGAAACAAGTTGACCTAGTTCTTTCCAATTACCATTTGTATCTCGTACTTTAACCTTGTTAGCAGTTGTATCAAACCAAAGTTGTCCTGAAATAGGATTCGAAGGTTCAGTTGCTTTAGCAAAATGTTCTAGCATATGAACAAAGTTTTCTGCTATTTGTTCACCATACCCAACATAGTTTTTACCTACAAGTTTTATACTAGTAGTACTATCTAAAGTTCCATCCGCGACAGAAACAAGTAATGTTCCGTCTCGTTTGTTAATATCATATGCCATATTTTATTTTCCTCTATTAATTATAGCAGTTTATAATTATTTATATTATCCTACCCTAATTCTTAATGTATAAACAACTTGAATTAATCTATTAGCACTTTTTTGTACAGGATGAAATACTACATGTGTTAATAATAATCCAGCACCTAATGTTGCTGCCTTACTTTTTAGTCCTAATTCATCAAAAATGTAAGTTGCTTCCATATCAGTTGAATTATCTACTACATCTTGTCCCGTAGGTTCTGCATAATCTAATGTACATGTAGTAATAACATCTGTATATGTTGTACCAGTAACATGTGATACCACCATAAAATTATTTGCAGGATCTAAATTGTTTACTGTATCATTTGCATCAATTACTTTATAATAAGTTTTATTATACAGATCATCTGTAGTAATATTAACATTTGGTGCTTTATACGTAACAACTCCTGTGCCTGAAACTGTGGTGCCACCATTACCAAAATGCATTTCATATATAGTATTGGCAACAGTCGCTGTACCAGAAACTAGTAAGGATGCTAATGCACTGGCAATAGCAGTACTAAAATTTTCTGGATGTACAGCATTATGTTTATTAACAAATATATCGCCCGAATTTGGATCCCAAATTTTAAGATGGCCGTCAATATTTACTATACTTTCATCGTTAAATATACTATCTATCATTTTTTGTATTCATCCTGATCTATACTATTTATATCAGCAGTTAACTGCTCGGTTATGTGTTTTCCCAAATTATACCATCTACTGCATTAATAAAATTCGCTTCTGCGTTTGTGCTAGATTGTAATGTTGCACCCAAATCGTTGAATGCTGTATGTGTATGTGCTAACGCAGTTACAGACGAATCAATTGTGTTTAAATAATCCCAATAATCTGGTACACCTGGGATTTGTTGTCGTCTACCACCATCTACTACCGTAGTGGCGTCTATATGTGCAATAGCAGATGTACCTAACGTTCCTCTTGTTACACCTCTCAATACATCATATGGAACAGTACCTGTACCTCCACCACCGCCAGTAGAAGCAACTTCAAATTCTAGTTGTGCTTCATAATAAGCACCAACGTGGTAAAGATTATCATTTGTTGTAAAGTCAATTGATAACACATGTGTTGTACCAGCCAACAGTGGCAAATATAATGGAAATCCAACTATACCACCTGGAGGAGGATCTATTGTTACAGTAGGAGTAGTTCCAGCATACCCTGAACCTGGATTTACTACAAAAAAGCTAGTAACAAAGCCAGCCGGGTCGACTATTGCCTCCACTATTGCTGTTGTACCTGAAGGAGGAGCACTTACTGTTACTGTAGGTTCTGCTGCCGGTGGAGGAGCATATCCCGCACCGCCAAGTAGTACAAAAACATGTACTACTTGATCGCCAATTACTAATGGATCACCAGTAGCTTGAGCAAATCCACTAGATTTAACTACAGGACCCATTGTACATCCTGATCCACCACCAGCTGCATGTGCATCAGCAATTACCGTACCGTCTAATCTAAATGTTATTTTTTCATAATCGGCTGCTTCCATTTCACCAACACCTTCGAAATCTAATTTCATATTAACATCAACTGCGCCAATTGTAATTGTAGCATCTGCTGTACCTGTTTGTACATTGTCATTTGATCCGCCGCAATTTAAACTATCCTCTACATCATACCTTATAGTTAAATTATCACTTGATACTGTCCAAGGATGAGTAGATGTAACAGGATCTTCTTGTCCTGCTTGATCTGTAATCCATTCTACATCAAAATTTATTACTGCATGGGGCCATTTAGACATATCCCAAAATTCGAGTCTTTCTGTACCTATCCAAACAACACCAGGTACGTTATTTTCTACATCCGGACTTGTTAACTTATCTGTTCCGCCTATAGGTAGTTTAACTTCAGTTGCAAGTTGCGGCAATGCTTCTGATAATGTTGTTTTACCGGCAGTATTATCAACTCTATGAATATGGAAATAGTCAATAGCATCTTTAAACATTTGGAAAGTTCTAGTATTTGCATCAACTGTTGCGCCAGTTGTATTAGTTTGTACACGAATATCAACTGCATCATACGGAATAACTGGAACTAATTCTTCTGGATAACATGTTTCCAAAGGTTGTATAAATTTATTACCTTCTATAATAAGTTCTATTAAATCAGGATCTAAACCAAATGTACTTGCATTATAAATTAGATCTAGATATAATTCTTCTAATGCAGTTCTGTTTATATCCCATGCATGTGTATCAAAACCGCGACAACTATTATCCCATCCAGGTTCTAATAATTGAGCACAGTCACCTCCACTAATTAAATCTTTACACCAGTCATCACATCTACCGGATCGTCCCCTATCCCAAACTGGGTTGCCGTCATGGTGTACATCCCAAGGATTTTGTATATTAGAATCCCATCCACAACCAACACGATCAAATTTAACTATTATTTTATTAGTAGCTGAATCTGTAACTGTAATACATGCAAGATCTAAATAATCTTTGATATGAAATACATCTCGTAACTTTGTATGATATGGTTTAACATCTTTAATATAATCTACAATATAATCGGATACTTCTGGTTTATATAAATTAACTTTAATTGCAAGATTTGTATTAACTTTAAGTTGCACATAAGTTGTTTTAAATACCCAATCCAATTGTACTTGGTCAACAAATGCTTGATCAATCATTGTAAAGAATAATTCATTATATGCATACTTGAAATCACTTATAAATATATCTTTTCTTAATGCATCTATAATTTGAAATAACTGATATGAAGGAAATTTATCCCATGCAATTTCGTCGCCGGACCATGCACAAATATCCCAGCCACCGCAATCCAAATAACCATCCCAAAGTTTACAACTTAATTCTATAGTGGCATCTTCTTTTTGTACTAATTTCCATTTAGTACTAGTTCCTAAATAAACTTCAAACTTACCAGCTCCGTCATCTAATACTCTAATAATTCTACCAACTACTGGAGTTTCGGGTAAATCCTTTTTTAATGCTACATCTTCATCTGGTGTTTCGGGTGTATATGTAGATTCTGTCCATGTTATGTATTTCCAATAATCTGCTAAATCATATGTTATAGCACCGCGTGTTATAGAAGTACCTATTGTTGCATCCCAATCAACAAGACTATCAATTAAATTTATATCTTTAAGAAGTAAATTAGCCTTATCTATAAATATTCGTCTTGCTGTAGTAAAATCATTATACCAACTTTGTGCTGGTCGAACTCTATTACCATATTGATTTAACCTATGTAAAGTTAGATCTGGTACATTACCATAATTTATAACCTTAATTGTTGAATCATCATATTTTACAACATCATATAATCTATTCCATTTAGTAGCATCAAATGTTGCAGATGAAGTTATATTTGTTGTTGCTTTATAATAAATTCCGCCATTAACTACAATTGACCCTGCACTATAAGCAGTAGACGCGGCCCAAGCAACAAACGTTTCTAGATTTTCTATTACTGAAAATTTAGTTAAACTATCTCGCATTCTTCCATGAAAGAATTCAGGAATAGTTTCTCTATCATCATTTTCTGTAATTAAGAAAAATTCAGAGTGAACGTCTTGTTCTTCGCCAAATCGTATTTGAAAAACAGCATCTTTGTCTTCGAATACATCCTCAAACCCTGACATTATCATTGCGTATTGCTCTATAGGAGCAATCCATGGTAATCCAAACGTAGAAGGAGCTTCTATATAATTAGCAATAGAAGCAACACTTAAATTTCTATCTATATTATTAGGAATATCTGTTTTTTCTTTAACCCAGAAGAAATAAAATGTGTCTGATTGTAACGTTTTACTATTATATTTTTGTATTGAACTATATCTATAAACTTGTTCTTCGTCTTCATTTATAAATGAATAAGGTGTGCCACTAATATAAATTCCATTAACTGTTGTGCCTGCTTTACTTTCCCACTCGGAAGGTTCTACAGGAGACACAACCCATTCATATACATCAATGCTTGCACCCGGAAACAATTTACCCCAATTATTACGTCTATATATATTAGTATCTTGTTCATAATCTATATAGACAGCAGTAGTAGTATCCCACCATGTTAAACCAACTTTATGTTCTTCCCAGTAATTTCTTTCATCAATATTTCCACTTCGATCTGTTGAAAATGTATAAACTGCTGTATCTAAAGAACTTGTAATATCAATTTCACGTTCTGCTATTCCTGGAATAACTCCTTTTATTGGATCAAACGTTTCAAATTTTAATAATTGTTGTTTTGTTATAGGATTATAAATTTTGTTAGTATTATCAAAATACCTAGTATTAACTCTAGATGTTTTATGATAACCTATCCAACTTCTTCTAATTGCTTCGAACGCAGTACCAGTCCACTTATAAGCAGTATCTATTGTATACGCAATATCTCCTACCTGCCAATTATAACGCAAATCTGTTTTTGTTGCTTCCATTTGTGCCCAGGTATCAAACATTGCAGGCATTAAAGGCATTACCTTACCAAACAAAGTATTAGTATCTGTAAAAGAATCTATATAAAATACAGTTGTTGATTCATCTTCTGGTGTCCCAGAAATATCTGCTGCCAAACTATCAACTTTAAATATACCATCTAATGTAGGTCGTGTTGTTGTTCCTACAATTATACAATAATCACCTATTAGTAAATTATGTGCGGCTACAGTTGTAACCTCTGCATTATCTGTTGAATTTATACCTTTACCAATTTGAGCAATACTTATATCTGTATCAAATGCTTTATAAACCATTGGTTGCCCGCCGGAATATTTAGGAAATTCTCCTGATGCAACAGTTTTCTTTGCTATCCAATATACTGGTCTATAAGGTTCATCTGTTTCTGTCCATTGTGATACAGTAAATGTATTACTTGCACTTCCTACAATGTCTGTTAATGCTGTATAAACTTTACCTTCGTGACGAACAATATCTCCTACAGTATAATTGTTAAATTTATTATATGAATTTAATTCAAACTTTGAAGATTCAAACAAGGTAGGTAAATTTATTTCATGTACAGTTTGATTTGTTGTTTCAGGCAATAAAGGCAACCCAGGCCAATATAAATTGATATTATTATATTCTTCGTCTGTTAAAACAGGAAATTCTATACGATCGGTTGGTTTATATACCCATCGAGGATCGCTTGGAGATAATGTAACCTTTTCGTCAAATAGAACTTCGTCTTGAGTTATATGTCCATAACTGGCAGTAATTCCTGTTACTAATTTACTACTACTAGAGTGTAAAGGTTGATCATCTAATGGAAATTCTATTATTTGCGGATCTAGATTTACTTCATTTGTTTTTAATTGAAATTCATATACTAAATTCTTTTGTGATGCTCCCGCATCTGCCAATTTAAACATCCATTCTTCATTTACAGTTACGTCAGTTAATGCACTATTAATATCTGTACTTCTACCAATATTGCCATAAACACTAGGTGTACCTGCTTTATGAATTAATCCTTTCCAAAATTCAAACGCAACATCTTTATTATAAAGTAAATTCTTAAGATATTCTTTTGTATTATAACCTAACGTTGCTCTACTTGCATCTACCAATGCTTGGTTTAATACAGTTTCTTCTGTAGCAAAATATCCTCTATCAATATCATTGATTGTTTTTTCAAAGTTAGGAATTAGTTTATTACTTGTAACAATATATCCAGCACCTTTTGGAAGACCTGTCCAATCTCCTGTTTTTTGTCCTATAAACTTTGCTCTCCATATTCTAGAATTAAGTAAAGTATCATATACAATATCTGCAAACACAGTATAACGACTAATGGTTATAACATGATCATATTCAACTACATTTAATCTAACAAAAAATAATTCTGTATCTTCTTCTAAAACTGTTATAACAAGTTCATATTCTCGTGTTGCCGGAGTATCACCTTGTGATATATTATCAAGTCTATTAACATCAACAAATTTGTCTTGTACTCTATTACCATCTTTATCAGCAATATTAAACACCTCATTAACTTTGCTTATTGCATGATCTATAAACCTTTTATTAGCATCACGAAATACTAATTCTTTACTATGTGGAGAAAGATATACATCATCGCCTGCAACAAGAGGACTATCAAATGCCGCATGCCAAGCAACAAAATCGCTGGCCGCTTTATTCCAATCATTATATCCTTCTGCATCATATGACTTATATACAACACCTATGCTTTCATAATACCTACCAAGATTAATTAGGAAATCATATACGTCTCCTACTTTTGTAAACTCTGCACCGTATGGTATTTTTAATATATTGCCTGTTGTATTAAGATATTTAGAAACTGTAACAGTAGGAGAAGTTTTTAAAATTTCAACTACATCAAATGGGCCACTTTTATTACTTTCTGTTACAAGGAATGAAGATAAAACAGTATCACCGCCATGTACTTCAAATGCTGTTCCATTAAAAATAACATGCACTCCGCTTATACTAACTTGTTTTAATGGAACACTTCTATAAAAATGTACATGAAAATCTTCTTCAGGTATAAATTTTGCATCAGTTACTCCTAAAGTATCTACTAGTAATCTGGTAGCACTTTTATCTGTATATCCTTCTACTTTAAAAGCCAACCGTGTATTTAATGCTTCAATATATTTTATAAAGTTTAGAGGTTCTGTAAGATCTCTATTATGTACATTTTCTATTAATAAATTATTAATTCCACATCGCTGAATAAGAGTATCGGCTACTAGTGTAAATCTACAATCATCAGGATCAATGCCTGGAATTGATTCTAAATGTACTTCCATATCGACAAGACGTACTCTTTTTCTAGTACCTTTTGCTAATACGGCGTTCCAGTCTAAACGCTCTCCTTTAATTATTTCTGTATCTGTATTATTCCAATCATTTAAAAACATATCAATAGGTCGGAATTTAATAAGCGTTTCTAATACTGCCCATTGAAACTTTTCATCTTCCTGCCATAGGAGTTCTACATCACTCAAATCACCAAATTTAAAATTTGCGGCGGCTGCCGTTGCACTAGGTGCCGTAACTAAACCTATCGTAACTGGATTTAATAATACACCATCTACTCCTACAGGAGTAATAAATCCTGGACGTATTCGTTGCTTAACTTGAACTAAACTACTAGGAACACCTTTCATTCCAAATTTGAGTGCAGAAATCATTGCAGTTCGTTTAGCATCATCACCGCCATTTGCTGTATCTAGCCATGTATAATGTGTATCCCACCAGAAAGGTTTTTGTACATATCCTAACATTTCCCACGGTGTTGTAGCTGGAGTCTTTGTATCATAGAACCATTGGAATACTCCACGAATATGTCCTGGTATGCCCAATGAACTATAATTGTGTGTTAACGGATCACCTGCTGTGTAGTCGGTATTTTTAAACGCCGTATTGTTTATACTAATACTATTTTCATGTGCCCAACTATTAAATCTATCTTCTTGTATGGCATTCCATTGTGTTAACGTTGCCCAAGTAGATCTTTCAGCACCTGGTATAATATCATAATAATTAGAATCAAGTAATTCAACTAAAGTACCATCATCTAGATGAAAATGTTTATCGGTAATACTACTATAAATTCTATTTTCAAATTCAAATATAGCACTATCTGCATCAGCAATTCCTGTAAGAGGAATTTCAATACCATCATGTCCTAATATATGAGTACTTGTTAACTCTGGTTTATATATTGCCCATAAACTATTCTTTTGAAGAGATGTTGGAACAAAACTTAAACTATCAGCGGAAGTAACTCTTACTAAAACTATACTACCTGATGCTGGTGCGGTGGAAAATTTAACTTTGGCTGTCGTGCCCGAAGCAATTAATTGATATTCAATTCCATGACCACGTTGTAATACATCATCTACATAAACATAAACATGATTTGTAAATTCGTCTGTAATAGTTACACTTGCGGATGTACTTAAATCAAAATTTACTAGTATGCCGTCTGCTGTATATGTTTCATCATCATAGTTAGTATAATGAACCATATCACTATATGCAAATATAAAATCCTTATTTTTACCAAGATTTAATTGTGTTAATACACTATCTACTATATCTCTAACAAGTGTTCCTGTTGGTGATTCATTGACTGTATTTTTTGCTGTCTTTATAAATCTTCTACGATATCGTTCCCATTCATCTGCAACATATCTAATACTATTAGTAATATTGTAATTATTATCTGCTAGTAAGAATGCATTAAGCACAAAAGGAAATACATGTTGTTGAATTTTACCTTGAACATTTTGCTTAATTAAATGATGTGTTGCTCTGCCATCACTTCCAGTCAATCTACCTATTCCTGGATGTGATAATTCTCCATACATTCCTTTAGAATTTAAAATTATTTCTGCAAAATGATCAAACATTTCATGAAAACTTATTTCAGCAGGTTCTGCATTTAAAGGATTAGCATGTAATTGAGTAGCAACATCATATCGTTCTTTACTAGGATTAAATGTATGCCATTTAATATCAATTATATCATTTTCACTTAATTCTGTAACTATTTGTCGAGGATCATCCAAACAAGGACTGGTACTTAAAGGAAGAGTAACAGTAGACCCTGTTAATTTCCAGTCTATTTCCGGTATTGTTAATTGACCATTATAATATAATTTAGGATAAAAATCACCGCCTAGACGAACCAAATCATGATCTATAGCACCGGGTGTATTATCTAAAGCATATATTTTTCCTTTTACACTCGATGTACTATTACGATATGTATATACCCAATCAGTTTCTGCTGGTGTTAAAGTATATGTACCATCTGTTATTGTTGTTATTGTACTATCAGGATGTACTATTACCAATGATTCGGTAGGATGATGAAATTCAATTATCTGATCTTGTTCTTGTGTAACAAAAATTTCTGGATTGTTTCCGTGCATAGGATGTATACGAGTTAATCCACCGTCAGCTTCTTTAGTATACCATATAAATTTAGTACCATCCCATGTTACGAGATATTCAGGTATATTTGTTATTCCCGCAATATCTACTAAATCTATGCTCAATGATGTTTCGTCTACTACCTTAAGAGTTTTAGTAACGGGTAATCTAGCATTAGATTTTTTCCAACCATTGTCATACTCTTTGTATCCATAATTATAAAAATAGTAGTAACCTTCAATTTTAGTTTGGTTAGGAAGTTTATTCCAAAGATATCTTTCTGTACCTTGGTCCCAATTAAAAACAAGGTTAGCATAATTTTTATTCAAAAGATTATCTGTTTCAGTAATGCCGTATTTTGTATTGAATTCTAATTCTGTATCTTCTCGCGTCCCTTCAACATAGGAAAATATTTTATTTCCTTTAAATGTTGTTAAGGGAAAAGAAGGTGTATAACTTATTTTTTGATCTGTATCATTATATAATTCAAACAACGGTGCTTGGTTAGTTTTTGTTTTAGATTGTGTTTGAATCCAGCTTGGGCCAGTAACAGTTGCGCCGTCTTCTGACATTGTTACACCATAATAATATTCTAATCCTTGATTAGGCATTGCTGTAGTTCCAGCTGCTTCTAAATCACGCCCTTGTACTATAACCGTTTCTCCAAGACTTGGAGTACCTGTACCATCTCGAGAATCTATAATTTCTGTTAATATAACATTAGTACCTATTCCTTCTATTCTAAAAATACGATCACCATGAGTTGGAATAGCAGCTGCTACTGTTACACCTGTAAATAAAACTACATCATCATTTTCAAAAGTAATACCGTCTATAACAACACTAGTTGTACCTATAAACACTCTAGGATCAGAAACAGTACTTGTTATGTATGTAATTGGTGCTCTACCAAAATCTCCATGGTTATATAATTGTATATTACGTTCAAATTCAATAATTGGCCGTTTTGCTTTACGTTTTTCTATTACATCAACTGCAATTGTCTGACCTGTAAATTCTAGTATATCATTAATGGTATCAATATGATGCCATTGATTTATACGTGACCAAATATTTTTATCTGTTGCTCCACGTTGCATTACAATATATTCTTTAATATTAGGAACATTTTGATTTGAATCAAAATCTATTAAATCCCAATATGCTTCTTCTGTTGGATCTATTGAAGCATCAAATGTATAAGATCCAATCCATGGAGTAGTAGATAATTTTGTTAAAAATATACTATCTGCTACGCCCTCTACAATAAAATATTCACCTATCAGTTCAGGATGGGCCGTCATAATTTTATTACCAAATGAAATTTTCATACCATTTTGTAAAGCAATCTTTTTAGTTCCACTGGTATAAGTGTAAAATGCCTTACCTACAATTTCTGTAAAGGGATCAAATGCTGGATCACTATCTATTTCGATTGTAGGGAGACCTGCTTCGAACCAATGATATAAGTTATAGTTGACAAATTTATTTTCATCAATGGGCGGCCGCCATATAAAATTATCAGTATTAAAAATTTTATTATGATCAAATGTATCAGAATCAGACAATTCCAAATTAGTTTTTAATTTGGTAATAATATCATCATATGTTATATGTAAATCTGGTTCATCTATATCTGCATAATCACTAGTGACTGCAGGATCAAATTGATACTGATTTTTAAGTAAACTATTAGAATCATAATAAAGATCAGTACCGGTGTTTACTAAACCTTCTCTACCACCATAATAACTATTTGCTCGTACAGTACTGCCATTGCTAATTAATTGATCTAGTGTCCCATCTAAAAACTTTTTATTAACATTAGATTTTAAATAATCGGGCAGGCTTTCTACAGTTTTTCGATAACCATAATCATAACCCGTACGACCCGGAATAGTTAAATTTTTATCAACTGCCTTTGCTGTTGATTTAAAATCTTTTGTCATGTTGTGCTTAGGCCCATTCTAATATTACTTGCTGTAATTTGATTTATAATTTGTACGTCAGCAATTTTTGCAGAACTTATAAAAAGTTCATCTGGTTCCGGTATTATTTCAAACAGATTACCAAACAAGGATGGAGCATCTTGCGGTACTATAACCATAGATGCAACATCGCCTGTCATTTCTTTATGGATATATGTACTTAATTCTGTAAAGTAAAATGTTTCTCCAAAATCCCAATTCTCTATTGCAAAAAATTCATTAATTTTTTCTACTACTTTGGCTCTAACTTCATTATCTGTTAAAGAAGAACCCGCAGTTTTAACAACTTTAAACTTTGCTCTTAAACCATCATGAGCACCAATACCAAACAAAACTTTATATTTTGCAGGAAAGTATATAATGTGATCACTTGATGCTTTATATTCTTCTAAACTAGCCAAGTCTATTCTTAATTGCACAGGACTTGAAGGTAAAGGTCTTGTTATTTCCTTACCATCTGTTTCTAACCATTTTCTGTATTCGGTATCATAATTATTTGTTAATATATATATTTCAATAATATTAGTAACACAAGGATCTATTCTGAGATTTTCCAATGAAACATGTTTCCATTGAAATTTTAAACTCTTTCTTCCTGGGTGTGTTTCTGCTATTACATCTCCTGTTTCTGCTGGCACTGTGTATTCATTTTTATCAAATGTTTTTGCTGTTAAATCTACAGTCGTTGTTCCAACTAAATGTAAAAACGCTTCTGGATTGTTTGGTACACGATCATTTTCAGGATCTGCAATAGTAATAATAACTTTGGTCGGATCAACATAACCATCTGAAAAAACAAAATTCTTAGTAATTTTAAAATTAAAATCTTCATTGAAAGGTTGTGAATAAGATGCCGGTTGAGGATTAATACTTAAAACAAGTATATCATCTCGTTTCTTTTTAAGAGTTTGGCTATCTAGTAATTCTAAATAACGAGTATTAAAAAATCTAACATCTAATGTGCTACCAAATACATATCTTGTAATTCTACTAATTATAGTATATTGATTTGTAGTATATTCTACTTTTAATAACCAGCTATCATCAGCATTGGTATTTGTTACATCTCCTGCTTTTGTTAAACTAAATGCACCAGTACCTAAATTAGTAGCAGTTATAATATTCCAAGTTTCGGCCAAATAATCATATCTTAAACCAAAATTAGTTTTTAAATTCAATTGAGCAATAATAGCTGTAGTTTCTGCACCTGTGAACGTAGTAACAAATCTAGGTATAATCCTTTTAACATCTACTGGTAAACTAGTAAAACCTTGAGGAATTATTCTGTTTAATCCTATTGTACCATTACCTTGCACTGTAAGACCGGTATAATTTCCTGTAGAATCAATAACACCCAATCCACTACCATCAACTGTTAATACTGTTGCCCAAATAGTTTTATGATGTCCAGCTGGTATTGTGGTTGCCGCAGTTAATGTAGTGCCATCTTGTGTAAACCAATAACCTGTTGGAGCTTCGAATTCTATTAATGCACCTTTCTTAAAGTATTTTGTATCTATTGTAGCCGTATTACCTACTTTTTGTACCACACCTCCCACAGTAAAAAATCCTGTACTTTGCTCACTACTTGTAGATGACGAATTCCAAGTTATGGTAGTTGGTGTTGCAGTTATAATTGGAAATTTATCATAATAAAAATTAATGATTTCGTCATCTCTAACATAACTGGCAATATCTTTTTCAGCAATTTGTGTTGTAGTTTTAACTGATGGTAACAATATAGTAGAGCGATTTTCTTTATCTTCTTTATATATAAATCCATCATCACTGAATATATCTAAATCTTTAAATGTTCCTGTCGGATCATTAATGTCGCTATAGCGACTATGTCCACTGTGTGTTCTATTAACTGCTCTAATTTTTTTAATATTGGCAGCATTTGAATATGGATAAACAGAATAGTCATGCGCCGTAATCATTCTATCTTGTGTTGCATATACTAAAGGAGCAGCTAATTGAATATCTGCTATACCTTGACTAACACTACCATTATTAATTGTATTGGGTAAACTTAATAGTAATGTTAATGTTTCCTTTTCTCCACTTTTATTTAGATAAGGAATAGTAACTCGAGATTCCCCTATATCTGTAGGACGAGCAATTATATTTTGTCCTGTACTTACTCTGTGAAAAATCCTAATAATATCTGCAGGAACATCACCAAATCTACCATCAGCAAATTTAATAGTTATTTGATCATCATCTCGCGTTACAACTTTATATACTCTTCGAATATCTTTTTGAAGTGAATTAAAAATAATATTATTACCGACTAAATTATCTACTCTGGTCCATTCTTTTGTTATGGTACCTGTTTCATTTATATTTTGTACCCATACATCGTTCTCATTAATATTATCTATATTAACGTCTAAAATTTGATTTTCAATAGGTGTTTCTATTAGAAAATCTGTAAATCCTAATTTTCCTTCTTTAAACAATACAAAAAATCCAGTATTGGCAGAATCTATACCCAAATTATCATTTCGATATAGTATTCCAAATTTGGCATTTGGATTTGGTTCATCTTCTAGAATAACTTTTTTATCTGTAAAATCACTACTAACAATTTGTAGTGTTGTTGCTATATTACCTATTGTTGCTGATAAATTATAAACAATATCATGAGGCGAAGGTGAATTTATAGCATACCTATGAGTTTTAATATTATCTACTGTACCTTCATTACTAGGTGTACCAAATTGATAACTATTATCTAATGCACTATTAACAATGGTTATAAATTGTTCGTATGTATCTGGATCTGTTATATCATCCCATCTAACCATAACATTTTGTAAATTATTATCATTTGAATCACTGATAATTTCCGATGTTGAAATACCTATTACTTTAAGCAATCCATGTAAGTTTATATTTCTTTTGGGATTATAACCTAAAAAGTCTGCTAAACGTAAAACACTTTCCTTTCGTTCTGCTGTTGATAAGAAATTTTCTCTAGTATTAAGATCAAGTCTAAATGCTAAATTGTGTCCTAAAAATGACATTAAATCTATTAATGCTATAAATTCACTTGAACTAATCCAGTCATTGTAATCTTCAGGATAGTTAATTTGAATATAATCTATCATTGCAGTTCTGATAGTTTCGTAGTCATATGCTTGAAAGTTTGAGTTTTGGAAACTTTCATATACTACTTGATAATCTTCAGCTGCAAACAGGTTATCTTGTCTTACGTTTTGTGCCATTAGTTATTCACCTTTATTAAAATTCAACAGTGGAATTTGCATCAAATTTTATGTTTAATGTTACTGGTTCTGTTGTAGGTAGGTATATTAGAGATATTTCTGCTTCAATTCCTTGTTCTTGCATGTCTCTAACTTTAATACCTTCATCACTCCACCTAGGATCTTTTTCTACAATGCGACTTAAATCTTTTTGAAGTTCTTCTTTTGTAAATTCTGTCATGGGATCAAATAATAAATCCCATGCAACACACCCAAATTTTGGATTCATTACTCGTTCACCTTTACGAGTAAAAATCTCATTCTTAAGATCTTGCTGAGCAAGATCTCTATCGTGCATTATTTTTGGTAAAGATAAATTACCTATGGTACTAAATCCAATAAATTTGTATCGCATAATGTATGTATTTATAGGTTTATTAACTACATACTTAATAGATCATATATTTAATTACTATATAAATAATAATATAATATTATAGGATAGTAACATGCGAGTAATAGAACTCCGTTCAGATATAGATCCAAATATAGCAAGATTTTTAAAAGAAGAAATAAAATTAGCTGACGAAAAATATGGACATTTAACTGAAGAAGAAATAAACAATTTAAATGAAGAACAACTAACTGAATGGCTTGTACCCGCAATGATGGCAGTAAGTGCTGGAATTACAGGATGGCAAATGTATAAACAGTATAAACCTCAATATGATGCAGCTGGCGGAGGCAAAGCAGGATGGGAAGCAATAAAAAAACCTTTAATGAATGATCTTGCAGCGGAAGCAGCGGTTCTAGGTTTGGGTGGCGGCGCAATAGGCTTAGGAAAAGCAGGATTTAATCTTGCTAAAAATGCATTGAGAGCAAGAAGAGCAAAAAAAGCAACCGACAGCTGGAAGAAAGCAGGTTATGATGATATAATAACCAAACCCAACAAAGTTCCTGTTCTATCGAAAACTGATAAACTTACAACAGCTGCAAGTACTGCGGCTGGAACTGCCGCAACGGCTGCAACTGATTGGGATAATGTTACTTGGATGAAAGATCAACCTGTTGGAGCACAATAAAATAGCATGTCTACAGAAGAAATAAGAAAATTAATGATACTAATTGAAAATTCTTCTTCTATTGAAGAAGAGGATCTTCTTGCTGAAGGTTGGTTTAAGCCAATATTAAAAGCGGCATTGGTTGCTTGGAAAAAGCGTAGTGCAAAGGAAGGTAAAAGAGCATTTCATAGTGCGCGAGTAGAAGATGTATTAGATAAAGCACAAGAAGATTTAATTAATATAGAACAAAAAATAGGTCGTAAACTTACACCTTTTAATAAACCAGCTACTAATGTTATTCGTCAATATAAAAATGTTCCTGAAAGTAGTTTCAACGAAGCAATAGAAAACATGGAAATTCTTTTGAAGGAAGAAATAAAAGAGTTATGTATGTTAATTGAAAAAAATATTGATCCTGAACTTTTAAAAGAAGGACAACTTGATCCAGTTCGTATTGATGAATGGGTATCAAAATTAATACCAAAAAGTTGGATTAAGAAAGTATTACAATCACTTGTAAACTTAAGATATCGTATAGGACAAAAAATAGGTGGAAAAGGTCCTAAGAAAGAACCCATAAAGCCAGACAATAAAACAGATCAAGAATGGGCCGATAAATCCGATCCGTTGGCCATTGGCCGAAAGGATAGGCTTGAGCTTGGCCAAGTTTCTAAAAAATTTAATCAAAAAACTGGGAAATGGGAACCACTCTCAGCAGATGAATATATTGGCGGATGGGATCCGGGGCCTCCTAGAATAATAAAAGGAAATAAAGAAGATTGGATGCCCGATTAAGCTGCTCTCTTTGTTACTGTAATTAAATCATCCGGCCAATCAATATACGGCAACCAATGATGATGTATACTAATTGGACGCTTTTTAAGTAGTTTAACTATATCCCAATAAGAAGGCATAAAGGAATTATGTTTAATAGGTATTTCTTTATCACACTTAATTTGGTTGCAGGGTCTACAACATGTAACAACATTTTCCCATACCGATGCTCCGCCTTTACTTCTAGGAATAATATGATCTAATGTAAGTGTATCATTATTTGGTTTAGTACCACAATACTGACATGTATAGTTGTCTCTTATAAAAACATTTTTCCTAGTAAAAGGAATTGTTTTTTCATATGATATATATTTTTTTAAAATAACAACAGACGGGACT